AATGAATTAATACTCGAAGGAGAAATGACAACAACAAGAGCTTATACATTAGATGCGGGTGAAATAATTGTATTACCACAATCGTTTATATGGAATCGTGATAGAATGATTAATCATGCATCTGTAACAGATGCCTCAGTATATTTCGAGCCATCTTTTTTCTATGTAAAAAGAGAACAGGATATCAATTTTATTCAATATTTGATGAATAACAGAGAATATTCAGTGTTTAACATCCTTAACAACAATTATATTTTTGAAGATGATTATAAAGTATTGAATCTCAAAAAAGAAAGTTTTAAATTCAATAAAATCCAATGTGACGATATATATTTCAGAAAACCGAGAGTTGATATTTATAATAATGAAATATCACCAATAACATACCTATACTCAAAACAAATAGATTTAGAATCTGAAATTGAATTTGAAGAATATTCAAGTGGAAACATGACTCTAACCCCTATCGCTAACGGAGATATAAAAATAATTGACACCAAAGAATTTAATAGCGGTTCAATTGAAACTGGAAGTGAAGATGATATATTCGATATAAACTACACTTTAAACAGTGTTACTGGTGTTGGTGCTAAATTATATGATAGAGATAATGCGATAAACGGCAGTTACATATTAAATAGTGATGGAAAAGATTTAAAATGGGATTTCTCAAGAAACAGAATAAAGGATTATATAAACAACTACTCAGATGCAAACAATGATTTCACAGAATTCCAATACTTCGATTTTTCAAAAGATTTAGAAAGAAAAAATGTAGACTATAACTACTATATAACACATAAGCTTAAAACAGAATCTTCTGAATTTATAAAACAAACTTTTAAGCCGACAATAGCTCCGTCTAAAAACACTGGTATCACAAATATAACATTAAATACAACACCAGTAAAGAAAGTTTTAAATGGAATATCGGCTCTGACAATGGCTAACGATGTTCACTTAGTTTGTGAAAACAATGTTGTTAATTACGATTCTTTAACTACTTTTTTAAGTGGTACAAATGGACTTATTAAACTTAGACCATCAATATATGATATGATTAATGGTATATATGATGTTGGTGTGATAAACACAGACATTTCTATTGATGTTGATGAGAATGTTTTGGCAAACATATATGGTTATAATTTTTTAAAGATTTCAACCAATATTTTATGTAATGAAAGTTTCAATAACATTGGCGAAGAATTCTCTTATATATTTAATCAAATTGGACATTGTGTATACTTTGAAAGATATTCTACCGACGAAGATTTAGCTGGAAGAAATATTTATTCAATATTTGATGAAATAAACAAACCTGAAAATTGGGAATTCGTGTCCCCAACGATATATCAAGTATATCAATTCAAAGAATCTTATATGTTAAATAATATTGATTTCTATCTTGATGCTCAGGGTATAGTTGGTGAAAAATATACAGGAAATATTGCAGTATATTTCGGTTTCCTTATAAATGACAACATAACCAAGTCGGGTATTGTTAGAACAGTCATAAAAAATGTTAATATGAGTAGTCTTGAATATAAAGATGGGAAAGTATCAATCGAACTGGACACACCAATATATGTTCCGAAAAATAAAAAGTTCTTTATTGGTTTCATAAAAGAAACTTCTTATACACCAAACGATTGTTCATTCAAATATATTGAAAATGGTGGTTATGATGAAGAAGATGATTTATTAATTTCATATCCAGCAAACTGTGACACAGAATTATGGTCAAATGATGTAAAAACAACAAATAAAATGTTAAAGATTGATTTAACTGTTAATCAATATGAAAAAGATACCGTTTTTGATATTCAGACATCAACATTAGATTTAACGGCTACAAACACAACTATATTGAAGTTCATGGTTCTTTCAACGATACTTGTACCAGAAGACACATCAATCGTTTTCACATACACAACAGATATAATTGGAACAGATGCGACATGGAAAGTTTTTGAAATAAACGATATGATTTCTTTAAGTGAGTCTTATCAGAAGTTGGCATTTAAAGTTTCAGTTAGAACCAACAATAATTTCCTATCTCCAATATTCAAAAAGAATTTCCTAACAAGATTAGAACAGTTGATGTTTAGCAATATTTATGATGATGATATAAAAATAAAGAAACTGACATATAATCAGATGTTAGAAAAATTCAGACCATTTGCATGGAGATTCTTGGGTGGAAGTGATACTGTTAATTTCTTCCCCGTTGGAATAAGCGTTGATAATATTAAAAATAGATTAAACAAATATGATATGTCATATGGTAGAATAATACAGAAAAATCAATTAATATTTGACAGAAAGACTCTACCCACAATTTCATATAATCCAATAACAATACCAAAGTTTGGTAACTAATAACGAGGTGTGATATGCTTACTATAAAAAAGACAAATGTATATGTTCCAACACTCGTTGTGAATAAAAACAGTGATTTCGTTAAAATATATCGTTTAGTCATAGATTATATAAATCCTTTCAATGATATTAAATATCAAATGGAAATCGGAGACAACGATTATGGAATACCAGTTCTTTTTATAAATCCAGAGACCGACATGCATATAAATTCATATTATAATACCAGATTTATTGATGTGGTTCTGAACGGCTTCATGTCAACTGCTAATTTAAAAGATAGCACTGGATATAATTGGATTGTTTCACCAGATGGAAAATTCAATACTGGAACACAATCTAAAAATGGTGGTAGCAACCATGGAAAAGGGTTGGGTAATGTATATGGTAGAAAATTGATAAATGAAAAGATTGAAAACAATCTTTATAGACAGACTTATGAATTTACAGGTGCATTAAATGAACATTTTGACTCAATTAATATCGGAATGATGTTGCCTGTCTATAGAAATGTTTCAACAAAGAAATACACATATACAATTATAAAAAATATAATTTTCAGTTGCGATACATTAACAACAACTACACCAGACACATTCTTTGTAAATGATAACTCACTGTCGTTGGGTGAGAAACTGAGATTAACAATTGATGATGACCCTTTTCAAGAACCTTTAGTTATACAAGATTAAATAAAAAATAGGAGATTTTAAACATGAATATTGAATATGAAATTAAGTATTTAAATGGAGATGATATCCTAAAACTCGAAAAATATTTACAAGATGTCGCAAAACATCAATCAGGAACAGAATATTTTTTCAAATTCAATCCAGATAGAAGTCAGGTTTCAGTTAAAGATAAAAATGGAATGATAAATGTCGTATTTACACTATCTGCTTTTGTTGAAAAACTTCAACCGAATTTAAGAATGTTCCTGAAATTCAAACATCTTGAAATTGAACCAAAATAAGATTCCTTTTTAAAAATTATAAATATAATATGAAATATCTGGAGAAATATAACTTTGAAAGACATATCTATTTTAAAAAACGAATTTGGAAAATTTGCATTCCAAGTTTTTAAGAAAAAAGAAATAATATATTCATCCGAATATCTTTATGATGATGTATTTATTTTAGATAATAATTTTGAAACATATTTACAACAGGATTTTCTACTCCTAACAAAAGACGGTATGAAAGGCATATTCAACGCTTGGACTTGTAATTTCATTGTTCCAATTGAATATATGAGTATAGATATGTGGCAACACCATCACACAATAGTTTTTAAATGCTTTGATGTTGGCGGAAAATATGTTTTACATGATATATTAGGTAAAAAAATAATAAATGATAGATTTCAAGACCTTATGTGGCTCGGAATATATGACTTCACACAAAAATATTTATATCTATTCCAGAATGATTCTGGTGTTGGTGTATTAAGCATCGAAGGAAACATTATTATCCCAGCCAACGAAAATTATTTGTTTAAATTTCATAGAGCTAAAGATAAAGATTTCCTGATATTGGAAAAAACAAGTCTGTTGTTGGAACAACCAACGCTTTATGATGTTTATTCGGCAAATGGGGTGTTATTATATCAGAATATTAATAATTACGAATTTTTAGGGGTTTAATATATAATGTCAGATAGAGATAAAAGAGATACCGATACTGGTGGAACCGGTGTTGAACCAGAGGTTGTAGATACTGGTGGAACTGGCGTTGGTCCAGAGACACCAGAAGAAAACAATACCATACAAAATCTAATTGATAATGAAAAACCGATGACAACAAAAACACTTTGGTATCCAATGCAAAATGTTGGAAATAGACCAGATATAGATGGTAAAAATGAGACGGGAAACAATAAACCCACATGTGATTTGGAAAATTATGGTGCGTTTCACTTCGAAATATATTATTTTCCAGAGAAAAAAATCAAAGATGGAAAAGAAACAGATGAAAAGAACACTGGTGATATAAATGCACAATATACAAAAGGTATGACCACCGAAGAAGGTGTTGATAATTATCAAAAAATGAAAGTCGAATTTGATAAGACAGGAATGTATGGCACAACCGCAACAATAGCAGAGACTATTGTAGGTATGGGTCAATTTGTTGGTACATCATCGTTATTAACAATAACCAAAGGTTTTGAAATGGGTTATGATGCGTTTAATGTGATGACCAACCCAGATATAAGACCAGAGGATAACAGTAGAGTCATCTCATCACCAATGCTTGCATACAAAGGCAGACAAAGAGACAAATTTGACATATATCTCCCATTGAGAAACTATCAGATAAATAGAAATAGTGGTATAGCCGAAAATAAAGATGTTATTTCCGATTTGGGAACAAAAATGACGAAAAACATTTATAATAAACTAACTAATGCCACTTTTGGTGGTGGTATATTTGCAATGTCTGCAATTCAACCTGGAGACGCTTTAAAAACAGCCGAATCAGCCCTTGGGGCGACGATAAGAGACTTCGTTGCACCGAGAGTAAATTCACCATCATTAGAAACATTAGATTTAACATGGGATTTAATACCGAGAAGCAAAGAAGAGATGGGTATGATTATAAAAATTTTAAAATGCTTTCAATATTTATCAATACCTTCATTCAATAAAGATGATTTATTCTATGTTATGCCACCAGTTATGCAAATGGAAGCAATAACAAAAGATTTCACAACAGGTCAAACAAGAAACCTAAGACCTAAAAAACAATATTATATCACAAATTTAAATATCAATTTTTCAACCAACGAAAGTGGTGAAGTTTTGTTAACTCCAGATGGATTTCCAATGTTTATAAATTTAAAAATAAGTCTATTGAAGGCAGAGCTTGCAAATGCTGAAGAATTATATAACAATCCGTTTATGTAGAGGTTATATATGTTAGAAAATTATCCAAACACCATATATTTCTTTAATGATGGTGCCAAATATATAAAAGACCATTTTTTCAGAGTTGATTTTTTATATAATTATCTAAAAGAAAATTTACAATACTACACCCAATATAAAATAAATGATTTTGAAACACCAGAATCATTATCATTGAGATATTATCACGATAGAAAATATTGGTTTTTAATTCTAATGATAAATAAAAGATATGACCCATTTTTTGATTGGGTTTTAACCAACGATGAACTATTAGAATATGCCGAGAAATATGTTACAGAGAATTATGACGAAGTAAGAGAATATATTTTACAAAATAGCGAGATATTGGAAAGTTTATCTGTTACATTTGGTTTTCAGATAAATGACTATACACCAACTATATCTACAGATAAAAACAATCCTCTGGTCGCACATATAATTTCACATTACTATACAAAACTTGGTTTAGAGAATGATGAAAGAAGAAACTTATTTTTACCATCGTTGGCTGAAATGAAGAGAATATATAATGCTTATATTAAGTTCACGAGTGATTTCAAATGAGCACAAATAATGTTTTAAACATAAACAAATCTATAATAGAGAGAAGTGTAACATTTGGTGCGGTGTTATTAAACGCAAATGTAGATATAACGGCAGATGTTATAGATATTGAAATAAATTTCAGTTTATCTGGATTTGCGAGTGGATATTTAACATTGAATGACACAGATTTCAATGTTTTTCAGAATTATTCCATTTATAGAGGTGATACTATTGCAATCAATGTGATAAGTGAAATTTCAAAGAAACAATTTTGTTTTAAAACTTTTATAATTGATAATATTGATATTATTTCAAAGAATATAAAAATGTCAAATTCTAAAAATCAATATAGAATAAGTTTTATATCTCCAATTATGTTTTTGAATGAAGCTTCCACAATATCTCATGGTTTTAAAGGTACATATACAACATCGCAGATTTCAGCATATATATTAAATGAAAAACTTGGTTTAAATGGTAGTGGGGTGTTGGAAATTTATGACAATAATGTATATGTTGATGATTATATTATTACATATAGAAAACCTTTAGAAGAACTACAATTCTTAAAAATAATTTCAAACGATTCAAATGAAAAAGATTTCTTTCTCTTATTTGAGGGGATTAACAAAATAAAATTTGTTCCAATATCTATGTTGCTGGGTGTAGCACCAACAATAAAATTAGATAGAAGTATAAGTCCAGACATGGGAGATAAGGGAATTCCAATAACAAAAATAGTAAAAGACAGATTTGTAACAGGAATGTCTCTAAGTAATATTATGAGGAGAGGCGGTTTAATCGACACATATGTTCATTTTGATAGAGACAATAAAGATATTATTGAATCTACTTATAAATTAAACGAAGAATATTTGAATGGAATATATACACTTGGAGATTCCTTATTTTTTTCAAAAGAAATATCAAATTTAGATGTTATGCCGACATATAAGACCCATAGGACAGACGGTTTATATAAGGAAAAATTTGCCTATTACAACTTCAGAACTTCTATGTTGAATGTTTTAAGAGAAAAAATTGATATGTCTGGATACCTCGATTTAGATGTTGGAAGCACTGTTTATGTTGAATTTATTCAGGATAATGATTTATTATCATCTGTATTAACTGGAACATGGCTCATAACAGAATTGACTTGGAAAATATCAAATAGAGATAAAGATAATAAGACAATGAGCTATCCAGTATTTAAAATGTCAATAACAATCAATAAAGATACTTTTGGCTCAACCAAAGATGAAAGAACATTAAAATCAGTCCAAAATATAAATAACAATACCATTGATTTTGGAGTTTAAATATGTTCAGAGCGAGAGTCGAAAATAACAAAGACCCAGAAAACCTTCAAAGAGTTCAAGTAAGAGTGTTGGGAAAACACAATTTTGATGAATTGGATTTACCGTCTGATATTTTACCTTGGGCTGAACCGGCACCATCATTGTTGGTTGGAAAAGTTAATGGTGGCTATGGAGAATTCGATGTTCCTGATATTGGAGATTGGGTTTGGGTTTTCTTTGAGGGTTTTGATGATGCTTTTCTTTTTCCAGTATATTTTGCAACAATAAGGGGAAATAAAGATAAAAACCCCAACTATAATCAGGGTGAAAACAAAGTTATTGCCGATAGATGGAACAATGTTACGGTATTTGATAACGAATCATACAAAAAAACCGACACTTGGGGTAATAATATTCAAATATCTGAAAAGATAATGAGTTTATTAGACCACTTCAAAAATAATATACATTTAGATGAAGAAAAAATAATAATAACTTCAAAAAATGGAAATTCACTGTTGTTAGATAGTAAAAATGAAAAAATTGAAGTTAAAACTGCTAAAGGAGCATCTGTTTTAATAGACGATAAGAATGATTTACTTCAAGTTACAGTTGGAAAATCACAATTTGATATGGATAAAGATGGTCAGATATATATTTTATCAAAAGATGGTAAAAATGAGACAATAGATTTCTATAAATTTATGATGTTGTTCAACACTCATACACACACGAGTTCTTTTCCGTCTTCACCAACATCACCACCAACGATGCCTATGGATTCAATGCAACATGTATTCGGGTCTGTTTCATATTTAGGTGGAATGCCGATGAATAATATGAAAATTGATGAATCATCCGATTACGATGCTCAAAATGACCCCGCTGGAACACAATATGATAAAGATTCTATTTCAGCAACTTCTCCAGTTGCAGATGATAACACAGTTGCTTCAACAGTATTAAAAAATGGTAGTGTTAACCCATCGACAGATGAATATGAGGGTACTTTAAATTATCCGAGTCTTCCACCGAAATATACTGGAGAAGTTATTGCACACGCACCGTATTATGTTGCTGGTAAGAAAACAAAAGTTGGAAATTTGGTCAAGATTCAAAATAAAATAGTTGATGAAGATGTTGCAAAAATATTATATAAAATGATAAAGGATTCCCAGATTTATAATATGGTTGAAAATTTAAAATATATAAAATATGATGAAAAAAAGAAAAAATACTATGTGACCAAAAAAGGTGAAAGTGGTCTTAATATGGTTAACCCTTACGATAAAGATGGTGAGAATTATAAAGATGGTGATGAATTTTTTGAACTTAATGAAGTTGCTCGAAAAGAAAAATATCAAAACAATGATTGTCAATACTCGTTAGTTATTGTTAATTCAGGATTCAGAAGTGGTGTAGAAGATGTAAAACATATAAAGACGGGTGAGAACCTATGTACAACACAATTATCGCTTAGAAAGAGAAATCAGCGTCGTAGAATGACAGATGATGAACTGTTGAATGCTTCATCTAAAGAATTTTCACCATTTACAGCAAAACCGAGATATAGTAAGCATGAGTGCGGTGTTGCTGTTGATTTAAATATAAAAGGTGCTGGTCAAAATGATTGGTTAACCAAAAACGCATCAAAATATGGACTAAAGAGAACAATTCCAAGCGAATTATGGCATTTTGAACTTAAAAAGTAGATTTTAACATGGCAAAAAAACCAGTAAAATACATACAGGGCAAATATAAACCAAGACATCCAGAAAAATATCGAGGAAACATCAAAGATATCTGCTATAGAAGTTCATTTGAGCTTGAATTCATGAATTGGTGTGATAATACACCATCCATAATTGAATGGGCATCAGAAGAAGTTGCAATTCCATACCTAAAACCAACAGATAATCGAATTCACACATATTATTTGGACTTCTGGATAAAATACATATCAAATGATTATGAAAAAGACGATGATTATTGGAAATTAGTCAAAGAAAATGAATATTCTGAGAAAGAACAGGTTCAAATCAAAAAAATAAAAGAGGGTAATTCAACAATTGTTCCAATTATAAGTGATATTGAGCCACCAAACCCAATAATTGGTAAGAAAAACACACTTTATTTGTGTAAAAAAACCAATAATTTATACATAAAGACCGAGGGAGCTTATAAATTGGATAAAAATGGAAATAAAATTAAAATAATTAAAAAATGTCTAATAGAAATAAAACCATATGACCAAACATTAGAACCAAAACTACAACAAAGAATAACAGCATCATATAAAAAGAAAGTCATGAATTATATTATAAATGAAGCCAAATGGAAATATGCGACGGCATTTGCTGAAAAAAATGGAATGGAATTTAAAGTATTAACTGAAAAATGGTTGTTAAATAAAAAATGAGAATTAATAAAAACATCTTAAAAGATACCGTGTGGAAAATGGACTTCGAATATGAACAATTAATCCTGTATGAGAAAAACGCAATATATCTTTTACCATTCAGGTCATTCAATGCAATACGAATAGATACCACCGATATGCCTAATGATGTTAAAAAATTTATACTTGTTAATATAGTATTGAAAAATAAATTTGGTAAAGTGAATAAAAAATATAAAACCAAAATAAACAATTCTGTTATGAATAAATTCCCAATACTACACTATATAGTAATGTTCACACTGAATCTATCGAAAAACCCGTTCGACTTAGATGATAAGATAAGATTTTTCAAATATAATGAAGAAAATGAATTAGATGTGAATGTCAGAGAAAAAATTGATTTCATTTTCAAAAATTATAAATAAAGAAAGAACATTTTTTGTATAATAGGAGGAAACTCAGATGACAATAGCGTTACAATCAGATTTCACTTTCAGCATTCCAAGAGATATTAGAGATTATGCTGGTAGTAATACAGGTAGAATAAAAAGAATCAGTGCTGATGATGCCGTTCCAGTTATTCTGCAAGGCAACAAAGTTCTTAATACCAGTGCCGACATAAAAGCGGGTAGATATATTGCATATCAAGAAGGTGTTGGATTAGACTCAATCGTTACAAGACGAATCGATACTGTGTTTGAGGTTGCTGTTTTAGAAACTGGTTTAGTATCTATAGATGAAGATAAAAAAAGTATCGTTGGACATGGAACTACATTCTCAACCCAATACTTTGTTGGACAGAAGATAAGAGTTGAAGGAGAAGAAGTTACTATTAAAACAATAACAGATAATACTCATATGGAAATTTATGAAAAATTTTCTGAATCTTTTATTAGAAGAGAAATATATAGTTTCATATATCAAATAAATCTTCAAAATCCAAGAGGTGAACATTGGAATGATTTTCCAACAGTTGATACTCTATGTATGTGGTGCGAAGAAGATAATGTAAAATATTTATTTGATGATTGTGTTGAATGTTATTATAAAGTACAAAGTGACTCAACATCTCAAATAGTTTTTGATATTGATTATACTCCAGACCAAGCAATAGATTTAAATATAGAACGCTCTTCATATAGATATGATGTGACAAGAGAAAGGGTTAGAGATGAGGATATTTTTAATCCAGATTCTTATATAAATGAAGCAAAAGATACCGCTGGAACAATAGCTCAAAACATATATACTTGGTCAAACACTGGTGCAAGCAGTAAGGTATCCTTAAGACACGAATTCAATATAACATTGGTTGACCAATTGTTAAAAATAAAAATATATCCAGCAGATTTAGACCCAATTTATGGAACAACAACTCTCACAAATTGGACTCTGAAAATAGATGTCAGAGAAAATGTTTTGGGAAAAAGATATAATACTAATTTCAGAACCGTTTAATCAAATTTAAAAAAAAGGTGTAAAACATGGGTATGGGTACATTTAATTTCATGAAAAAGCTGAAAAGCCACAAAACCGTTGAAGATAAATTCGAAAGAATTGTCAAAAAAGGTATGATTGACCCCAATAAACCTTCTAATCAGGACTATACTACAGAATTTGGTGAATATTATGCCAAAGACGGTTCTATCCGAATAGATACTTTTATGAATGAAGCCACCAACTATATAACATCAAATATGTTTGAGATGGAACATAAACAAGCTGTTGAAAAATATAGATATATGGCTACTCTTCCAGAAGTCGATGATGCCATAGAAGAAGTTATAAATGAAGCCATCGTAAACGATGAGGTTGAAGATGAAATTGTGAGAGCCGCTTTCAAAGATGATGAAATCGGTGATGAGTTGAAAGATGTTATCGTAGAAGAATTCAGATACATCAGAGATATATTGTTGGATTTCAAAAATCAGGGACAGAAGTTATTCCGTAATTGGTATATTGATGGTTGTTTATATATAGAAAAAGTTTTCAATCCAGAAAATGTAAGACAGGGTATAATCAAAGCCAATGTTTTAGATTCTGCATATGTAACATACTTTACTGTATTAAGTAATGCCGACGATAAAAATAATATTTCTTATAATGCTTATAATATGAAAGATAAGATTGTTGATGAATTTTTCATCGTTAGAAAGCCAATATTCTCATCAAACTATTATAATACAAACACAATGATGTTTAATATCCCCAAAAGCGGTGCTGTAGCTGACCAGTTCCACACTAAAAAAGTTCCAGCACCTCTGATAACATATATTGATTCTGGATTATACCACCCAAATAAATATTATCCTTATTCACATTTACATAAAGCTTTGAAAGTATCGAACCAATTAACATTGTTGGAAGATGCTTTGCTAATATATAGAATCACTCGTGCCCCAGAAAGAAGAATATTCTTTATTGAAGTTGGAAATATGCCACCACAGAAAGCCGAAGAATATATCAGAAGATTGATGAGACAATATAGACAGGAAAAGGTTTACGATGTCAACACAGGTCAGATAAATGAAAAAGGTGCGTTCATGGCAATGACAGAGGACTTCTGGCTTCCAAGAAAGAACGGACAGTCGACGACAGAAGTAACAACTCTTCAAGGTGGACAGAATCTTTCCGAAGTTGAAGATTTAAATTATTTCGCAAACAAAATCTGGAGAGCATTGAAAGTTCCTTATACAAGAAGAGCTGATAAAGAAAATAATGGTGTTCAATTCAACACGGGAAGAGAATTAACCATAGAAGAATTCAAATTTTTCAAATTCATTTTAAAACTCAGAAGAGAATTTTCAAGACTTTTTGATGACTTGTTATCAACACAGTTAGTTGCAAAAAGATATGTTAATAGCGAAGATATTGATACCGTTATGTCAAAAGTAAAATACATTTATCATAATGATAACTTCTTTTCATCTTTTATGAAACTTGATATTTTAAGTACAAGATTAGATGTTTTAAACTCTATCGACCCATTCGTTGGAAAATACTTCCCTAAAGAATATGTATGGACAGATATATTTGAACTAACAGAAGAAGAAATAAAAGTATTAAAAGAAAAAATGAAAGAAGAACAAGAGAGTGGTGATTTACCACCAGCCGAGGGTCAAGAACCACCAATGGGTGGCGGTGGCGGAATGGAACCACCTGGAATGGAACCTCCAATGGGCGGTGGAGAAATGCCACCCCCTCCTAAATAAAAATTAAAATCATAAATATAACCGTATAATTGCAACAAAAGGAAAAACAATGAATATTAATAGAGAAGATTTCCTAAAACAATTAGATAAGATATTTGAATCACAACTTAAAAATATATTAACAGATGAAGAAAAAGCAAATATAAATCTTGCAAAACAATTAAAAGAAAATGATGTTTTCATAATAGAAAAAACAAATATTAATATAAATGATTCAGAATTTCTTACAAAAATAAATTTAAAAAATAAAAAGAAATTACAAAATGCCATCGACGAATCTGGGAAAGCAATTATAGTAGTATACAACAACAGAAAAACCCCAATACTAATTTCTGGTGAATGGGACAATGCCAACAACAGTTTCTTTAGAATCGGTGAATCAAATTATATTAAAGTTTCTAAAAATAATAAACACGGTCTTATAGATTTAGATAAAAATATCATTATAAAACCAATATACGAAGACATAGATTCTTGCCTGACATGTCACAACTATCTTTGGGTCAAAACCAACGATTCTGATTATAGCTATGGTCTCATAGACATGAAAGAAAATAAAAAAACACCATGTAACTTTTTCTTCTCTGGAAAGAAAATTTTAAATTTCAATGATAATATTTTAATATTTGGTAAAAGTATCGTTGGTGAATGTGTTTTTAATATCTCCAAACAATCATATATGATAAAAGAAAATTTATATGAAAAAATTTCAGTGAATGAAGAAAATGAGGCTTTTATAATTAGAAAAAATAATAAGTTTGGTGTTATTAAAAACGAAACTCGTATAATTGAACCAATCTATGAACATATAAACATATTCAATAATATAATTCAGGCAACTGTCGATAAAAGAATTGGTCTGTTTGATATGAGTGGTAAAGTAATAGCTCCAATTATATATGAACGAATCATAAAAATAGATAAAGACTATATTGTGCTTTCAAAAAATAAAATCCAAGAAACTATTCAAATAAGAGGTAAATAAAATGTCACAAAGCAAAGAATTTAAAATTTTAATGGAAAAACTCTTAAGAGAAAACCCAAAAGTTCCAGATGGACAGCTCTTAACAGAACAAACATTTAGACCATGTGAAACCATACTTGAAAATGTGAACGGTGTTCAGAGATATTATATTCAGGGTATTTTTTCAGAATTTAATGTAAAAAATCAAAACGGAAGAATTTATCCAGAAGCAATCATGAAACCAGAAGTTATAAGATACTTTGAGAAATATGTTAAGGAAAACAGGGCGTTGGGCGAACTTAATCATCCAGACTCTAATCAAATAAACCTTGATAATGTATCACATAGAATTGTAAATCTATGGATAGAGGGTAATAATGTTTATGGTAAAGCTCTCATTGGTGGTCCGAAAGGTGATTCTGTTAAAAAAATATTAGATATTGGTGGAAGAGTTGGTATTTCATCTCGTTCACTTGGAAATTTAAACCATAGAAATGAAGTATCTGAAATACAGATTATAACTTGGGATATTGTACACGAGCCAAGTGTTGCAAGTGCTATGATGGAAACATTAACAGAATCAAAAAAATCAAACATTAACTATAATTGGCTTAATGATAACTCTGGTTTTGTAACTGAAAATTTAAAAAAAGAACTTAAAATCATAAATAACAATATGTTATTGAGTGAAGAAGAAAAATCCGAGTTTGCGAAAGCATACATTACGGAGTTTTTTAATAGCTTATATCGTATGTAAGTTGATAGTGAAAATTGTTATTAACTAAGGAGGAAGCAGATGGCTAAAAACAAAAATGAAGACATTAAGAAAAAGAACCTTAACAGAACTCCTGAAGAATCTGTTACGGATGCTGTTTCTAAGTCTAAAACTAAAGTTCAGCCAGGGCTTAACGGTGAAATAAAAGACATCGTTAATGACATCCTTAAAGGTAACCTCAAGAAAGTCATGTCAGGAGATGTGACAAAAAAAGTTGGACTCAAAGAAAACGAAGACAAACCACTTGATGAGACAGAATTGATTCTCGGTGGAAAAAGCGTTTCTGACGGTGCTGGAAATGATGTAATACCAACCGATGTACAAGATGTTACAAAGGGTGGGAAAGTACAGCCAGCTAAACAGATGAGTGAAACAGAGGAACCTGTAGAGGAACCTGAAAAAGAAGAAGACCCAATTGAAAAGAAATTGGCTGAAATGGGTTATGGACTTGAGAACGAAGGTTCGATTTATGGTGATGAAAAAGATGTTGAAGATTTACAAGACCCAACGATGGGAAATTATCTTTCAGATGCTGAAGCACCAGTTGAAGAACCAGTTGAAGAACCAGTTATGGATGATGTTCCAGTAGAAGAACCAGTTGATGTACCAATAGAAGAACCAGTTATGGATGGTGAACCTGTTGTTGATGATGAACCGATAGATTCAATTGAAATCAAACAAATGGATGTTAGTGAGCTTGACCCTGAATCTCAGGATGAAGTTAAGACTTATGAAAATGAAATTTGTGATATCAAAGACAAATTAACAACAGAACTTGAAGCAATTGGCGAAAGTGTTCTTCCAAAAGAAACACAAGATAAACTTAGAATTCATTTTGAAATGCTTGCAGAAGCAAAAGCAAAAATAATTGCTAAGAAACAAGTTGCAACAATAGTTGAAAAGACAAATGACTATATGGAATATGTCGTAAAAGAATTTGTTGAAACAAAAGAAAAAGAAATCAAGGAAGCTGTTGAATCAGTTAAAAAAGCTGAGATTTATGAAAACTTCAAATATTTAGTTGAAAAAGTTTATGGTGAAAAAGCCACAAACATTCTTGAAGCTAAAAAAACAGAAGAGTTCCTTATCAATGTTATTTCAGAAATGAAAGCTGAAAATCAGAAACTTGAAACAAGACTTACTGAATCTGCAAACACAATCAAAAAAATGGAATGCAAACTTATTTTCAACGAGATGACAAAAGATGTTTCTCATGTTGAAAGAGAAAAGCTTGCCGAATTTGTTGCTACATTTGATGTTAAAGATACAGCGGATTTCAAATCAAAGTTGAAAATGGTAAAAGAATCTTTTGAAACTCTTAAGAGCGATAAGAAAAAAGTTGCTACAAAATCAACAACGATTACTGAAAACACAATTACAGATGCGGTCAAAAAACAAAAACTCAATGAAGAAATCATTGAAGAAATAGACCCAAGTATTTATAGAAACATATGGTAATATAACACTAATTTTAGGTGAGGTAAAAAAATGGAAAAAGTTAGAAGTGAAATGTTAAAACAGAAGTGGAACAAAGTGTTAAATCACCCACTTGCTAAAAAACTCGACGAAAGAAAAAAAGGTGTTGTTGCCCTCATGCTCGAAAATCAGCTTGAATTCGTACAGAATAAAATGGAAACACTTAAGGAAGATATGGCTTTTGGTAACCATGTTTCTGTAAGTGATGTAAACACATATGATGCTGTACTTATCCCGCTTCTTCGCAGGGTGGCACCAGACCTTATTGCCCTTGACATCCTTGGAACACAGCCGATGGAAAAACCATCACAGCTTATTTTCGCTATGAGAGCACACTATGCTGGTAATGATGCAAATCCTAACCAGTACCCAGTTCCTGGCGTACCTGGCAACAGACTTCCTTATGACTCAAGAGAAAACAGTGTAGTTCCTGTTTATTACGAAATTCTTCAGGTCACTCAGATTGATGATGTTAACGCAACAACAATGTTTAATGTTGGTGATGTTGTAGCTAATGATTGGAGTGATGGTTCTCCAACTAAATATGCTATGGTTCTTTACAAAGAAATCGACAAATCAACTGACAGACTTACTGTTCTTGTTGAAAGACTTGATGCCGCTAAGAAATCACACAGACAAGTTGGTTTCAATCCTGCTACTCTTACTGAGTTCTTCACAAAGAGCGACACTATTGTTCCTGATATGGTAGACCCAACATGGTCAGTAGAACCTACTGTTTATTTTGACCTTCCAGATGAAGCTATGTATAACGCTGTTCTTCAACAGTATTCTGGTACATACAATCGTGAAGTTTCAGAACAAATGGGAAAAGAAATTAATCAGATGAATTTCAGCATTGATAAAGTAACTGTTACTGCAAGAACAAGAATCTTGAAAGCTCGTTACTCTTTTGAAGTTGCTGAAGACCTTAAAGCTTACCACGGCTTAGATGCTGAAAATGAGCTTGTAAACATTCTTTCTTACGAAATTCTCGCAGAAATGAACAGAGAAATAGTTGACAGAATCAAACTTGCTTCTATTCAGGGTGGAACTCGCCCATTTACCTATACTGATGTTGATGGTAGATGGTCACAGGAAAGATTTAGAACTCTTTATAACCTTATTAACAAAGTTGCAAACGAAATAGCAATCTCTACTCGTCGTGGAAACGGTAATTTCATTATCTGTTCTATGGATGTTAAGACTGCTCTCGATTCACTTGACGGTTATGAATTCTGGACAGACATAAATGCAAACTTCAGTGCTAATAGTGCCATTGCTTATGCTGGTACAATCGGTGGAAGATATAAAGTTTATGTTGATACACTCGCAACTCGTGATTATGCTATCGTTGGTTACAAAGGTGATTCAGAGATGGACGCTGGCATGTTCTATTGCCCATATGTTCCGTTGAATATGGTTAGAGCAGTTGGTCAGGATGATTTCCAACCAAGAATTGGTTTCAGAACCCGCTATGGACTTGCTGAAAATCCTTTCGGTGCAAGACTCTATTTCAGATATCTCTCTATAGACGGTCTCTCGTACGCTTACGGAGATGGACCGATACCAGTAACATTCCAGAATGTTTAATTTAGATTTATTTTGAATTATATAGCCCCTCTTCGGAGGGGCTTTTTTTTAATTGAAATTTTTTAAAAATGTGATATAATAGTATAGATGTTTTTTTTAAAAGGAACTTTTATGAAAAAAGATTTTGTGTCTGGTGTATATATCATTATAAATCTTATTAACAAAAAAGTATATGTTGGAAGTTCAATAAACATTGAAAAAAGATTTTATAATCATAAATACAAGTTGAATAATAATACCCACTCCAACAATTTTCTACAAAACGCTTGGAACAAATATAAAGAAGAAAATTTCTCATTTATTATTTTAGAAAAAATCGATATTAATATACAAAATACAATGGAAGAAAATAAAAAAATATTATTAGATTTAGAACAATATTATTTGGATTTTTATAAATCATATATTCCAAGTAATGGATATAATTTATGTATAAAAGCACATAATACTTATGGATGTACTCACACCGATGAGACAAAAGCTAAAATTAGTAAAACACTAACTGGTAAAACAAGAAGTGACGAGATTAAACAGAAAATTAGTGATATGGTATCTGGTGATAAAAATCCATTCTATAACAAAAAACACACAGATAAAACCAAAAAGAAGTTATCTGAATTAAGAAGTGGAACTGTAATGCTGGATGATGTTAAAGAAAAAATTTCAAATACTCTTAAAGGCAGAATAATAACAGAGGAACATAAAGAAAAATTAAGAATATTCAACACTGGAAAAAAGATGTCTGAAGAATCTAAAAAGAAAATGTCAAAAATTCACAAAGGAAAAATAATATCCGAGGAACAAAAACAATTAAGCTCTCTTCAGAATAGAGGTTCCAACAACAGTAATTCCAAACTAACGGAAGATGATGTTATTAAAATAAAAATAATTTTTAAAAATAAATCTGATACGATGATAAACATTTGTAAAAGATTTAACATATCAATGACCCAACTAAAGAGAATAAAATCAGGCAAATCTTGGTCACACATAAAAATTGATTGACTTTTCTTCTCAAGTGTGATATAATATATTGTTATTATTTTTGGATATTGGAAATATGACCCTAATTGACAAATTAAAGAACATAAAATCAAACAATCAATACTGGATAAACCAATTAATGAGTGATGAAATAGCCGAACTATTAAAACTCACAAATTTTCTTCCCAACGATACAACAATCAATTTGAGAAAGATTTATGTTATAAACGGTTATAGTGAGATTCAACTATGTCCTGTATGTGGTCAACCAATACTAAAAATTGATTATGATAAAAATAAACTCAAAGCTTTCTGTTCTAATGTGTGTAAAATGAGTATTGAAGGTAAGAAAATCACATCAAATAAGTCTAAAAAGGCATTGATTGAAAAATATGGTGAAGATTTTTTTAGAATAATTGGTGAAAAGAGTCAGAATAAGCCGTCAGATGAAATTCAGATGATAAAAGAAAAAAGAATTAAAACAAATATAGAAAGGTTTGGTGTAGAAAACACATTTCAATCGGATGAAAAGAAACTAAAAATAAAAAACACAAATTATGAAAGATATGGTGATGAATATTACATAAAAACTGATGAATTTAGAGAAAAAAGTGAAAAAACATGCATAGAAAAATATAATTCGACTACTCCAATGACAGACAATAACATTAAGAACAAAGTTATTCTCACTAAAAGGACTAAGTATTGGGATACTTTTAATATTTTATTGAATAAAAAATTTATAGAGCCGAATTTCACCAAAGAAGATTATATAAACATGAAGATTGGTGATTCAGTTGAATTTAAATGTTTAAAATGTGATAAAAACTTCAAATTTGAGATAATATCTGGTCAAGGATTGGAAGTAAAAGACATCACATGTCCAAACCATAAGTATTCGTCTCAACCAGAGTTTGAAATAATTGATTTTTTATCTAAATTATTGCCAAATACTGTTATTGAACAGAATAAAAGATTTTACTATGATAAAAATCGTTTTCATGAGGTGGATATATTCTTACCAGAGTATAATATTGGTATTGAGCATCATGGATTGTATTGGCATAGTGATATATTTCATCATAAGACTTATCATAGAGAAAAGCATTTGTTTTTTAAGGCAATTGGAGTTGATTTGGTACAGATATTTGAAAATGAATGGCTAAATAGCCAAGATATTGTAAAATCGATTCTGAGGGTGAAATTGGGCGTTTTAGATGGTAGAATATTTGCTCGGAAATGTGAAATAAGAGAAATTGATAATCAATTATATCACAAGTTCTGTGAGCTGAATCATATTCAAGGTTATTGCAGAGCAAAAATTAGAATTGGATTATTTTATGAAGAAGAATTGGTGCAGATAATGAGTTTTTCAAAATCCAGATTCAATAAGAAATATAATTGGGAGAATATTAGAACTTGTACTAAATTGAATTCAATTGTTGTTGGTGGATTCTCAAGAATGTTGAAATATTTTAAGACTAACTATACGGGTTCAATTATAACATATGTTGATGTCAGATATTTCAATGGTAGTGGATATATTGAAAATGGTTTCACTGTTGTTGAACATAGTATGCCGAATTATTTTTATTTTAAGACAAAGGATATTCTTTATAGTAGAAATATGTTTCAGAAACATAAATTGAAGGATATTCTTCCAATATTTGATGAAAAAAGAACTGAATATGAAAATATGATTGAAAATGGTTATCTAAGAATTTTTGATGCTGGAAATTTGGTTCTTGTGGGTTAAATATTGTCCTTTATGTATGAAAAATCAGTCAAAAAGATAAAATATTGGCTATAATGAATGAAAAATCATACAATTTATTTAATAATAATTTTTCTAAAATGTTGTTTACATCCAAATGAATTTTCTACAATTGTTTTTGGAAAATAATAAAGAAGTCTGTCATCATCTGATATAGAAATATTAAAATCGCCAACCATAGGAACAAAAAACAATCCAGCATCCATTTCTGAAGTTCCTTTATAACCAATTATAATAGTTTTTTCTTCTGAACAAGAATCTATAATCCATCTATTTCCACGATTATCATTCAAACATGTAAATCTAAATGTTTTATCAATAGAATCGTAGAAATCATTTAACTTTAAACCGAATGATGAAAAGAATTTTTCAAATTCTGGTTCTTCCGATATAGTATCTATCAATTTTTCTGAAATGATAAAAACATTTCCATAACCTCTTTTAGTTGTCTTTGCAATGTCAGCAATATTATGTTTAAAAATGATGTTAATATGTGCGATTGGGTCTATAGCCGAATTTTTAGGTTCAGATTCTATCGTATCCAACCCACCAAATACATTATATTCCTTTCCTTCTATATTTTCATATAAATATTCAAAAAAATAAGAATTTACTGAATTAATCATATCTATTAAAAACATTTTTAATTCGTCTGGGTATTTGGTATCCATAAATTCATCATATCCAACCATCATATTACCTAAATATTGTGATTTCTTTATCTTGGGTGATAATTTTTTATAATAATAATAGATTTTTTCTTCAGGTTGTTTGACCATAATCTTATCAATAGTAAAATTCATCTCATTTATTTCATTTATTTCTTCATTGTTAATATAATGTGCTCTCATATTAAAAATAAGTTGGGGGTCTTTAATTGCTGGTTGCACACCAAACACCTCGAAGAAATGCAAATAAGGAATCATGTTTTTCAACAAATAAAACATCAATGCACTGTTTTTTCTATCATAATCATCTAAATTATTTTTACCAAACAATAAATCATAATCTTTTGTATAAAAACGATTACAAACACTGTCTAAAAATAATTTCTCTTTACCTGAAATTTCTGATGGGGTTTCGAAGTCCAACATAATTAAAGATGGGTGTGATAATCTATTTACACCGTCTTTAAATAATGGATTAATTTTAAAAAGTTCTAAGAAATCTAAAGTTTTCGTGGTTACTTCTCTCATTTTGTTACCTCACATTATGTATATTCTTACTAATATCGGGCATACTTGCCCTAACATTATATATTTAGGATTTTGAAAAATTATAAATATAGTTGGAAATTTATATTTTTAAAGGATTTTCACAATGAAAACATTCAAACATTTTTTATTGGAGGGGAATAACATGAAAGCATTATCAATAAAACAACCTTGGGCTTGGCTAATTGTGAATGGATATAAAGATGTCGAAAACAGGATGTGGGCAACAGAAATGAAGGGACGAATATATGTACACGCTGGAAAATCTTTTGATGAAGCTGGCTATAACAGAGTAAAATTCAATTTTCCACAAATAAAAATGCCAACACCAGAAGAATTTGAATATGGTGGTATCGTTGGCACCGTAGAGATAGTAGAATGCGTCACAAATCACAAAAGTCCATGGTTTGAGGGTACATTCGGATATGTATTAAAAAACCCTCAAAAACTGAAATTTATCCCTTGTATTGGCAAATTGAAGTTTTTTGAACCAAAATTCTAAAAAAGAGGTGAATATATGGAAAATCCAGTCAATGTAAATCTGAATTTACAAAAAAGTAATAACTATATGGTTATTGTAAAATCAGACAAACAATTAAAAGCACCAGACCTTACCTTTTATATAAAAAATTTCAAAATCCCAGATTTATCAATAAATTCTGCTGATGTCGATGTAAATCAGAATATAATTAAATATCCATCGCAGGGTCGTATGGAATATGAACCCCTAAATCTTGATATTTTAGTTGATGATAATTTGAATTCATATCTACAATTGGTTAGATGGTTACACAGAATCAAAAACCCTGAGAAATTATTGAGAAGTCATTTAAGTGGATATGAGGCTGGTGTCAGCTCAAACAGAAACATAAAACAGATTGTTGAAATGTCAAATCAGTTTCCAATTGACTATAGAGATATTGATGTTATCGTTACAGATAGAAACCATAAACAAATATTAAAGTTTAATTTTGTTGAATCGTGGGTTAGCTCTGTTGGTGGTTTAACATTGGATGCTCAAAATAGTGATTATCTGACAGCAAACACTTCATTTAATTATTTGTATATGAGAGTCTTTGATATGAATAATCTTCAGATTGTTCCACCTTTGGATGACAATCATTGGGAGTTCTGATTATTATAGTGAGTAACAGTTATCTGTATCGTTGAATCTAATGTTGCGTTTTCAAATTCATTTATTATTTTTGAAAATTCTGACTTTAATATTTTATAAATTTCATTTTCTGAATTCAAGCCATGCATTTCCAACAACAGAGAATATTCTTCTTTTGTCAACTCGTAGTGTTGGTGAGATAAAATCATATCGTTCCTTTTCATGTTCTTGACCTGCAATTTTAAATATGAATCAGAGTCGTTATTATAATTAAAATAAACTTCCAGTTGATTATATTCATCTGAATGTTTTGTATAATATAATCCAATATAATTTTTAAATATATTCAAATAGTAGTCATATAAAATATTATCTACTGTCATTTTTTCATAAATATTATACAACGATGTGATAGTATCTTTTTGAATTTTTATATCGGCAAGACTAAATCCAAATTCTCCAGTTTTTTCAGTTGGGAAAAATGTAATATACAAAAAATTATTGTTTACATCTTCCATAAAACCATAAACTTTTTCAAGTATTTCAGATGACATTGTGGATATTAATTCATTTAAACCTTCTTCACCATGTTTTTCAAATATTGATTTTATAGTTTCTTGTTTTAATACAATTTTATTTTTTTCACTCATGATTTACTCCATATCTCTACTGATAATTCTTCTATGATATGCTCTCAAACTATTTTCACTCATTTTAACACAGCAAGCCAGATTCAAATCAACATATTCAAATACTCTACATGAAACCGACCAATAAACACACTTAGCTGTATCATTATCTATTTCCTGAATAACACAAGGAACAGAACCCGTTTTTAAAACAACAACATCACCAATACTAAAAATTAATTTTTCACTCATAATAACCTCCTTTTTTATTGAACCAAACGATACGCTTTCAAACTATTTTCACTCATTTTAGTGTCCAGTTAAATTTTTAAAATACTCAATTTCTTTTTTTGTAGATTCTCTTAATTTAAAATTTTCAGGTGAACCAAATTCAGGGTCACTTTTCAACTCTTCGTACATAGAATCATAATCTGATTTTTGTGGTTTATTTTCAAATCCAATAAAATGAAAAACTTCATTTTTTTCATTAACAGCTGTTATTCCATATTTAATATTAAACTGCTCATCGTCTTGTGAGTTGCCATCAATTCTTGTTTGAATTAAATCTTCTTTTTTTAATTTCATAAATCTCTCCTATGTTTAATAAGGTCTATTTTTAGTTTTTTCGTCTAATTTTATAAAAGTATCTTCACATTTACAATATTCACAAAAAGTTTTAGAATTAGTCTGATATATATCTAATTGACCACCAGACCTATTATCTTCTAATGTTTGTCGAGGTGTTTTAGAATACATAGCACCATATTTTATATGTTGATGTACTGGATATGGTGTTCTCCCCCAAACATGAAAATTTTTATCTGAATCTGAACGATATGAAACAAAGATGTTTATTTCTCTTGTTATAATATGAGCTTGTATTAACGATACTTGTTCTACCATTCCAATAAACCATTTTAATTCATCTTCTTCTTTCATATCAAGATACTTTGGAATTTCAACTACAATATTAAGAGAACCTGTTTTACATATCGTTAATGAGCCGTCGTTTCTCTTTATTATTTCCTCTTCACCAAAATTCCAACCATAGAATTGGATTTTATTTTCCACTTGACCCATAACCTTTATCCCATCTATCTGTTTTATTATTAAACTGGTCAACTATAACAAACTCTTCATCAACTCTAACTTTATTTATGACCAATTGAGCTATCTTTTCACCTTCTTTGAAATACACATTTTTATTACTTGTGTTTATAAGTATAACACCAATATCGCCACGATACTCTTGGTCTACTGTTCCAGGTGAATTTACAATTGATATTCCTTTTTTTAAAGCTAAACCACTTCTTGGTCTGACCTGTATCTCATATACATATCCAACATCTTCACAATATGGTAATGCTATTTTCACACCTGTCATAGCCAACACTCTCTCTTTTGGTCTTAGAATTAAAACACCCTGATGGTCATGGTTTTCTTCGTCAAACCACACTTCACTTCCGAGAGTATCAACATCATCTAAATATTCTCTATATCCTCTTATCTCTATATCCATTCCAGCATCAGTCGGATTATTTCTTTTTGGTGGTTTTGCACCATGTGATAATACACATTCAATTTTCATTTTTTATACCTCTATCCATTCAATAGATTCAATTTTAAACACATCTTTTTCCTGAATTTCTTCACCAATACTTTCTAACTTTTCTTCTAAAAATTTTACAACATCACAACCCATAATACAAATTTCGTCGAGAAAATTATCCATATATACTTGATAAATTTTAAAATCTGGGGTTCTTATGAACCAAACATATGTTCTTAATGTTGTGCCATGAAAACGAGCATCTGATTTAAAAAAAGATTTCTTATCAGAATATTTGTTTTTTATTTCATCCAATTTCATAATAACCCCTTAAATTTTAACCTAAAATATACAATCCAAACAAAGATTTTTTATTCTTATCATTGATAATATAACGAGCTTGTGATTCATCTATCTTTTTAATACCATCAATTTTTAAGACACTCTCTTTAAACTCTGCATAATTTTTTACTTTCGTTCTCAAATCCAACACATTTTTAATATCTTCATCTTTCACATCATATGCTGTTACATAATCACCATGTTCATGTTGTGAACGCTCATTAACATAAATTCTCATAATATATTCAGAAAAATCAACATGTTCTATTTCATAAAACATTTGTGTTCTATCACCATCAATTGTAGGTTCCTTAATGAGTCTAATACCACTATCTTTCACTGCATTTTTTAAAGAACCACAGAGTCTTTCTATAAATTTTTCATGCAGTTCAATGATATTAATATTCTCATCATATTTATACTCTGTAAAAAGTGTTGGTTCTATATTCAATGAGAATATGAACTTATCTTCGGTAGGAAATGCCTTATATCCATTTAATGTTGCATCCACATTTACATTTGTTGTAATTTCTTCTATCGACAAAATCGTCATTTCTGCTATAGCAGAATTTTCAACATAATTAATAGCATCATTAATATCTCTCGCTATTACAAATAAATGTTTGTGTGTACCATCAGTATCCATGAATTTAAATTTATAAACTTCTGGATTTGTAACATAAAAATTCTCTCTTCTTTCTTCCATTTTACTCTCCTAAATCTTCTGTTGTTAATTTTGCTTTTCCAAACAATGGATGTGAACACTCAAAGAGTTCTTCAATCCTTGACCTTGTTTCATAATCATAATATCCAGCATAATAACCAATATTCTGTTTCGCTATTTCCAACGCTGTGAAATCATGGCGTTCATCTGGATTTTTATCCATATAATCTTGAATAAATTTGACATATTCTTTTAAATATTGTTGTGCTTCTTCTTTGTTCTTTATCTCAGCACATGGTTTAAGTGCTTCCCCATAAGTTAGTAACTCTTTATTCTCTGGATTAAATTTAATCATTTTTCTTAACTCTCTTTTTCATGTCGTTAATAACACTTTCCAACTGCTCTATTGTTTCAGGTTCAAAATTTGAATAATATTCACCATTAGCTTTTACTTTTTCATAGTGGGATATGAAATCTGATATTTCATTATCAATAAATTTTTCTATTTTTTCATTATTGCTAATTTCATCAATAGTTTTAAATTCAGATGATAAAATAACATTTGATTCTTCTTTGACGACTTCTTTTTTATCTTCATTAGAATATAGATATTTCAAATTTTCTGGTATTTTCAAATTACCTTTATTATCAAACATCTCTTTACGAAGTTTCACAATAGAGCCAACGACAGAATCAACATCTACATAATCTTTCCAACTATGTCCATCTATTTCACCTTCTGTTACAACCTCTAATTCTTCAATAATAGTTTCAAACAAATAATATGAGTACAGTGGCTTCCAATACCATGAATGGTCGCTGATATTTGAGAGTTTATCAACATTTTCCTGTCCTGTAACAAGCTTATTATTAGATATACAATATTCAATCATTTTTGTTCTATAATCAATATATAATTCTGATTCTATATTCTGTTTAAGCTCTTCTTCATTTATTTGATAATAAAAATTAGTCGTAAAACCAGTTTTTTCTTTTATACTATCGTTTATGATTTTGATATAAACACTATTATCATTATAATTCTTAAAAAAGTAAATCGATTTTCCATCAATCTTTGGCTCCGATACTTTAGCCCGTTTTTCAACATGATGTTTTGCTATATTTCTAAAGTTATCTAAGAAGTTATTATAATACTCTTTTACTTTATATTTATTATAGTCATCTTCTCTAACTTCACTCCAAGTTCTATTAAATTCTTTACACACATCTTTATTGACAAAAATATTGAAGAGTGACCATGATGAAAAATCAATGTGTTTAAGACCATTTTTATCACAAAGTATATCCGAGTAATCGTATTCAAATGAGTTATCGACTATAGCTCTAACTCTATCGTGTTTATCAGAGTATTTATAATGCCTATCAAAACAATCCAATGCATTATATTTGTTATTTGAAATAACCAAAACATAAATATCGTTAGATGTATTTGCTTCGGATGATGATTTTACTGTAAAAAAATTCTCATTAAAAATTTTCATTCATCACTCCGTTTCTTCTGGAAGTGTATCAGCACCACTAATTTCATTTTCATAATTGATGAGAACATTTGTTCCTCTTATACCATAGAATTTATGTGGAAGTGTTGTTGTGCTATCATCCATCTTCTTTATCTTAAATGTTACTTTACTAAAAAGACTATCCATTGGTGATACAACAACCTCTACCTCGTCAACATTTGCAATCTTATGCTCAAATCCCTCACACTTCATAATAACTTCACCTGAATGAAGATATTCAACTGTGCCGATTGTACGCTCGTCATAACCATCATTAATCATGCTTTTAGCAACACAAACATAATTAACAACCAATTTTGATTCTCTGTCAAATTTCAATTTTTCACTCTTACTCATGTTAAACACTCCTTTTTAAACAAAAATTAATAAAACCAACTATAATATATCACATAAAAACAAAAAAACAAACTATTTTTCCAAATTTTCTTCGTTCTGTGCTCTTAATTTTTCTTTATCTTCATTTGTTATGTATATTTCATCGTTGAAAAATGTAACTTTTTCTTCGTCTGATATTATGTTATCAACTGTATCATCACTTGTAAATAACATTTTACCTTTATCAACAATATTCTGCAATAATTGTTTGTTATCATCAAATGCTTTAAGAAGATATTCAACGACAAATAAAAAATGAGAATCAAATATATCAGCATAATTCTTACTGAAACTGATTTTAATCTCAAGTGCATTATCCAATACCATATCCAGAAATATTATTGGTGGTTGGGCATTAAACTGATAAACATCACTTTTTATGTTTGGATATTTATTAGAATCATCAACAACAATGACGCTATTTGAGGATTGTTGAAATTGAACCGTTTCAAATTTTATATCAGAGGATATGGCAGATATACCATCATAAAAACGATTCTTTATGAATGTTAATATATCTGAATCGCCTTTTACAATATAAGATATTACATATTCTTCTTTTACCTTTTTCACTTGCTTATAATATTGATATCCTGTCGTTGGAAGAAACTCGTCCGACATTTTTTCAACTTTCTTTTTATTTATTTTCTTTGGTTTTTTTATTGTTTTAACTGATGTCAGTTTAGATGACATTTTTATACTCCTTAAAATTTTAATCCAGAAACTGTCTCATCAACATTTATGTTGATATCCATATCGCCATCTACTAAATCACTATTCTTATAAATACACATGACATTTTTCATACTTAAAAATAAAAATTCCTTATCATTGAGAGATGCCGAATGACCTCTATGTGTCTGAAAGACAACAATATCACCAACCTCAATGTTATAATTATTAAAAGTGCCGTTGTGTTTATTAAAGATTCCTTTTCCAACGCCAGTAACTTTACCTAATGATTTCTGATTAGGTAATGGTAGATATATACCACCTTTTGTTCTGGTCTCTTTTTCAAGTCGTTCTACAATTATCAAATCGCCAATTGGAATAATCATTGTTCCTCCTATAATTCAAAATTCTGAGTCAATTCAGCTTTGGTTTCACCATAAATCTTTATAAATCTATTATAAACATCGTCTTTTAAATCATCATCAATATTTAACTTGTAAATATAATCTTTAAATATAAAATCCAGATTCATTTCAACTTTATTTGTTTTTGATTTAGATTCTTTTAATTCGATATCATCTTCTTTTAATTCAGTATCTTCTGCAAATAATTCAAAGTTATTAATCACTGTTACTTTGTTGCCTTTTTCTTCTAAAACATTTCTAAATTCTTGTATTTTTTCATCTAAATCTCTATCATCAAACACAATTTTGTAATACTTAAAATATTCGGTATCTTCTATTTTATAGTTGGTTAAATCATCTAAACTCTTAATGTAAATCATTTCATAAATCTTATGTTTATTTTCAACGAATGTTAATTCATTATCTTCTAATATATAAAAACCTAATTTTAAATCAGATTCACCCCAAGATAATTCATATGGCACACCAGTATATGTAACATTTTTCTGTAATTGGGGTATATGATAATGCCCAGAAACTATATGTGAATTTGGAAAATATTTTAAAATATCTTCTTCTCTGAGTGAGGTTTTACTATTATTTTCTGAGAATTTGCTCTGCATAAAACCATATAAATCAAAATGACCAAAAACATATTCTATTCCTTCTCGATTTGGAATACTTTTAAAAATCTCTTCATATTCATCTTTAGTGTTTTTCCAATTAAAAAACATATAATTATCAAATCTTGTATAATCACCAAACAAGTGTATATTCATATTATCTCTATTGCGGAATACAACATTAACAGAATCAATATCATAACTGTTTTTATGATATATTACATGGTTGCCGTTTATCATAATTATTTCGACATCAAGTTTACTTATTTCTTCAAATATATTCAGAGCATAATCCATAACATTAATATTTATCACCTGATTGTTGGTAAAAATATCACCAAGAAATATCACATATCTGACATCATTCTTCTTTATGTAAGATATCAATTGCTTAAAAAACAAGTGTTGGTATTTTATATAATTTTTATCGCCACTTTTAGTGTCCAGATGTATATCGCCAACTATAATATCTTTCATTTAATCCTCGAACTCAATAAATAGATTTTTTTCTTTTTTAGTTTCGTTCATATCTTTCTGAATTTCATTTGTGAAAGATTTGTTCGCCTGTATATACATCTCTCTCAAGAGTTTCATTCTAAAATTATCATTTTTATATTTTCGTTTCAAGTAATATTTGAATGCATTTAAAACAACCGATGTAAAATATGAAAATGGGTCTTCCCTACTGAAATCATATTTTGGAAGAGCCAACAGACAAGCTATTACAGCTTCTGTTTTCATGTCATCTAAATCTGCGTGAAAATAACGGCAAAATGAAGAGTGTCTTGCATTGTTTTTAGCCAACGACATAAACATTTTTCCTAATTTATCACTTGGTTTTTTGGTTTCATTATATTTTAACATCTCAGCCAAAAAATCCTTCTTATCGATGTAAATGTTTTTAATTTTTTTACTAATCATCATTTTTCCTATTTCTATAATCCTGATAAAACAAGTTCAAACATCTATATAATATC